GTGTTCAATGCTTCTTTGGCAAGTGACTCGTGCCACTTGGCAATACCAGAATACTTTGTCGTAAACTGTTGGTAATATGCCGCTTCTGCTTGTGACCTACCGAAGCCACTAGCACCATACAGAGGTGCAAAGGTGTGTGCCTTGGCCTCTTGTCGTGACATTGGCTGACCTGCATCACTGATAACTTGTGCGGTGTAGCTGTGTACGTCAAAGCCAGTAGTCACCTCGTCAATGGCAGTCATGTCTTGCGACAGGAATGCAGCCACACGAAATTCTAACTGTGCAAAGTCAGCTTCCATAATCTCACCGCCATGCCATCGTGATATGAATACTTTCTTGACAGGGAATGTACCACCACGTGGCATGTTCTGCATGTTGGGGTCTGCACCTGATAGGCGACCTGTGCCAGTACGGTGCTGCAACAAACGTACATGCAGCTTACCGTCATTCTTTACGTGTGTAGCAATGCCCTCTACGAAGCTGCTGAGATACGTGTCAACAGCAGACAGTCTGCGTACATTACGTAGAAACGACTCAGCTTCCTTCATGTTCTTGGAACGGGCAATGCCCTCAAGGAATATGAGATTGTCCTTACTGGTGCTGAAGCCATTAGCACTGACCCACTTGGATGTAGGTGCAACGAACTTCAGACCTGCAATGGTAGTAGAGTCACGATACAGAAAGCCAGTGGCATTACAAGTAGTACACTTGTTTGTTCTGGCGAATGGTGTACCATCCTTCTTTGTCTTTCTGATCTGTCCTGTACCGTAGCAGTCAGGACACTGGTGTGCCTTTTGTTTGTACAGTCGTTGACTATGGGCATTGACTGTGCCACGATAGTCAGAGTCAGGCATACGTTCATCAAACAAGTCTGCCCACACCTTCTTGTCATGGGGCTTACGGCTGTAGATAACCCAAGACAATTGCTCTGGACTGTTGAGGTTGATCGGTCTGTCACCCATGATGTCGGCAACCTGTTCCTCAAGTGCAATGAGAAGCATGTTACGTTCTTGTTCAAACTCTTCACGTACTTCCATCAGTGCATCCATGTCCACCTGAAACCCACGTTGGTATATACGTGCAAGGTGCAAGGAAAGTTGATTGGTCAGCTTGATGGTAGGCACAAGTGTAGGATTGTCAGCATACTGCTTGTCTAACTTACGGTACAACTGTTGTGTTGCATGTAAGTCAGCAGACAGATACTCTGACAACTCTGTGTGATCCATGTCACGTACAGACTTGCCATCCTTGAGCCATGCCTTGAGAGAATCCTGCTTCTTTGTGTCAAGGTCATACCGTTCAGCACAAGCCTCAAGTGACAGTGGTTCTTTCTGTCCACGTTGCAGTACGTACTCGCCAAGCATGGTGTCAAAGATGTCACCGTCATAGGTAAAGCCTGACTCCCACAACCACACCAAGTCATGCGGTGCGTTGTGTGCTACAAGTAGATGGGCAGCATCCAATGCGTCTTGGACTATACGCCGCCCATCTGTGGTGGGCTGTTGCTCTGCGTGATCGAATGTTACAATAGTTTCGTTCATGTGATCATCCAGCATACCCACCATAACTAATGTGTTGGTTGGTTCAAACGGATCAAGGTGCAGCTTGCCGTTACGTTTTGTTACTGTGTTTTCTACGTCGAGGGTCAGTATCATGTTGTCTCCTAGTCTAGTTCGTCTAGTATTTCTACCTCTTTTCCGTAGATGTTGTCAAGAGATTTATGGAAGTCTCTGTCATCTGCGAAGTTTTGTATCGCAATTACAACATCATCAATAGATAGTTTGTGTTTCTTTATGGCATCTGTTATACGAGTAACATCAATTGCACTTGGCAATTCAAAATCTTCAATCTCTTCTGTTATGTAGCTTTTAGCTTCTAGTACTTTATCTTTTAGTTCTCTAAACGACATTAGCTTTTCTCCTTTGATCGTTGTCTTTCACTCTTAGACATTGGCCTAATGTAAGGTACAACCCTTCCTGTACCCCACCTCTTTGCTTCTTCCTCTGCTTCATGTAGGTTGTTGAACACCCACACTTTGTGATCCTCTGTCCAAGGGTTCTCCTTACGGACAAAGGTGAACTCGCCTAGTTCAATCTCAATCTCTACTGCGTATGGCATCAGTCATTCTCCTTCATCATTCATTCTCTCTAAAGTTAGCTCTTTTGTTAACTTGATAAGAGTCTCCTCAAACTCTGAGACATCCTCTTTTAAATTATGAATCAGATGAGTAATCATCTCGATTTCACGTTTAAGAGTTTCTATCCTGTTGTTCATCATTCACTTTCCTTTTACGTAGGGATCATATATCTTCTTGGCATCAGCCCAAGCTGTTTTCATACCGATTACAAAACCGATAGTGCCTGAACAAACTGCGATACCGATTACTGCATATAGTTCTGCTTCACTCATTTTGTTTCTCCTTTCTCTACATGAACCCCAATCTGACACCACGCATCTATATTTAACGCATCTCGTACATCCTCTTCAATATCAGAAGCAATATCAAAAGTGTCGATAGGGTTCTGGTTAAAGGTTTCATATTCCATTGGAATAATTATTGTACCTTTAGGCTCCATACTCCATAGTTCTACCTTACATTTAACTATCATTCTTCATGCTCCTTTACTTTTTCCCACTTAAACCCAAATACCAAATATTGCATTAACCTATGAAATGCATTTGGTTGATTACCTTCTTCTCTCATCCAGTATACCTCTGGCATAAGCTCACATTTCCAAGTGTACACGGGGGGCTTTATGGAACCCCCATTTTCAAAACCAGAAGAGTATTCATCACTACCCCAGTTCATCATTCATTCTCCTTTATCACTTCAATGGTTGGGTTGCTACCGTCTTTGTCAGATGTGATTTTCCACATACATGGGGGTTGACGTAACCAAGCGCTTTTGGCTTGGGCTAGAGTCCTGTAAACAAGACCCCCTGCTGCGGTTTTGTGACCCACACGTATGTAACACTCCACTTTGTTTTCTTCATTGATGTTAGGCATCACTCATTTCCTTTTTCTACTTCATAGATATGTTCACCCAAGGTGTAGTCCTCTCTCACCCACCTGAGCTGCCAATCATATTCTTGTACCCAAAGAGGTACTTCTGTAATCCCAACAGGTTCTTTACTACCATAAAAATAGGCAATACCTAAGTTGTAGTCTACACATTTTAGATTGTCTTCACGGCCCTCGTAGTAGTGAAAAGCGTCACCACCATCTTGTATACCCTCTAAGAAATCTGCTCGACCTTCGTGAAACAATACATGCCAACCGTCATAGCTCGACCTTTCCTTATTTATTCTCATTTGCTTTGGTGCTCCTGTGTAAAGCGTTTCATGTTATCCAAGAAAATATCTACGTTTGTCATTAGTGTCTCCCTTTAGCTAGTGCTTCCCAAGACACAGGAAATAGTTCATGCATTTTAACACTGATTTGATTTGCTACAGATTGTGTCTCTACCTGTGTATCAGAAGCACAACGTAACAGGCACATATCTGAAAATGCATCCAGCGACCCTGACCAGTACCACTCAGTCATCATAGACTGTGGCAGTACCATACGAGCCTGCTCAGGGGCTACTCCTGCCGCCAACATATCATTGTATAATTTAAGCTGTTCGCCATCAAAGCTATTAATGGCTGCTGCCATACTGTCGAATCCATAAAAATCGCATGGGTTGACTTCCTCGTCCGTAGACCCTTGTTTCTTGTCCTCACTACGTCCACGCCATCCGTCAGGCACATAGAACTCAGGCTCATCGTCCACATACCTACGGCTAATCTCATTCCAACGTAGGAACTTATGCTTGACTAGCTGCCTAGCCACAAAGATAGGTGCTTTGACATGAAAGGTAGCAAAGCAGTGACCAAAGGGTGACTTATGTTTGTGATCGGCTAAGTAAAAGATTAGCTTGGTATCCTTGTCAGATAGACGTTGATAACTCTCATCTTCAAACAAGTACTTTTCCCACTCACTTTTCTTACCAAAGGAAACTCTGGCTGCGTTTACAACAGACAGGTCACTGCCCATGTGGTCTATATATGTTGCTTTAATCATTTAGTTTTCTCCTAGCCTTTGCTAATCTTACTACTGCTGCTTTCTTCTGTTCCTCTGACATAACACGTTTTGCCCTATACGGATTTTTACCGTGTCTAAAAGGCCATAACGCACAGTCTGTGCAAGGACATAGATCAACCTCTTGTGAGGTGTAGTTACAATCAAGACACTTAGCACGTATTGCTTTTACGGGATTTGTAATCATGCTACGTACCTCGCAATCTTGTACTCTAGGTCTGTGTGTACAATGCCATGCCACCCAGACAGTTTGTTCTTGACCACATTGATGTGGCGTTGATTGTCTTCTTCCTCTTGTCCCTCTACGGTAGGGTTCTTAGAGATCATCAGCATCAGGTCAGCTTCTGCTGCCTTACCTGTTCGTGATCCTTCCATCATGGCTTGGTTGAGTACAACCTTACCTTCTGCCTCTGCTGATAGCTGAGACATATAGAACACGGCACACTCTTGCTGCTTGGCAATCTGACGTGCATGTACAGCATTGGCCTTGAGTGCCTCGTCAGGACGTGAGAAGCCACCAGTACGGGCAAACTTGTCACCCATGTCAAGGATCACAATGTCAGGCTTGTATGACTTGCATACAGACTCAACCCATGACATGTCACGGCTAGTCGCATCCTTGAACATGATCTTGTCACGGATACGGTTGAAGATCGACAGTGCCTCTTGCTTGTGTTTCACAATCTCGAACTTGTCCATGCCAGTAGCTGCCGTGATGTAACGGTGAGCAACACGATGGTATCCCTCTTCGTTACACAACACAACGACACGTGCGCCCTGCCATGCAAAGCCATTCGGCCCTGCTACCAGTGAGGCATGGAAGGATGTCTTACCAGTGTTAGGTCTAGCACCTACCTCAATCAAGTGTCCTGCATTGATACCCTCTACCTTACGTGTAAGGGTAGGGATGTTGAACGTCCACTGTGACTCAAGGTCAGTCATGGCAAGGATAGTATCAAGGTTGATGTCTTCCCAATCAATACGCAAGTTAGGTGTGAAGTCATCACCATATTGCTCAAGCATATCACGTAGTGGCTCAAGGCTAGACTTGCTACCGTTCACATAGTCAAAGCCAAGGTTAGCAATGTCCTCGCCAATGACCTGTTGGAACAGCTTGGATAGCACCTCTTGTGCTACGTCACTGCCCATAGGCTGCTCCTTCTGTACCTGTTGGAACAGATGGCTGTATGCTTGTTTCTGTGCGGTGGTGAGGGTTGGGTTGTTAGCCATGAACAACGCCTCAATCTCCGCAGGTGTTACGGTACGTTCATAACGATCCATAGCAGTGTCGATAGACTGCTTGATCTTGCGTACATCTTTGCTGAATAGCCTGTCGGGACAACGTGCGCCACGATGCTCATCATAGAACTCTTTGTCCATGAGGCTACGTATTAATGATAATTCCATATGTCAGTCTCCTAGTGTTGTAAGGTTATCAAAGTCGGTAGGGTTTCGGTATTTCAAATCGTCACGCAGGTACAGTATCTTCACCGTGTCTACGTGTTGTCGTAAGTCTCTTGCAAATTGCAGTGTCTTGGGTAGTGCATCGGGGTCAAGTGCAATTATTGCTGTTGAGAACTGCGACAAGTACTTCTTGTGTCCACTGGACAATGATGTACCCAACACTGCAACCCCGACATATACACCACCATCACCTACAATAGCAGCACTTATGCAGTCCTCAACAACTACAGCCGTTTTACCACATCCATGCGAGTATGGCAAGTTACTTTTTCCATATCTCTTCCACTTAGGTATACGTTTACCTAGTGATCTGCCTGTGGCATCGACCATAACATTGTTGTGTACAACAGGGAACACCACACGATGTTCCTTAACGTCATACAACAACCCTAAATCTTGTGGGTCTATAGCCCACTCGTCACAGAAAGGTTTGAGCTTCTTGTTATCACGCACAAACCAATCAGGCTTTGAGAAAGTTGCAGTGTGTGTCTCTTCTGCAACACTACCCAAAGACTTGCGAATGTCATCTGCACTGAGGGTAGTACGTGTACTCCCAGATGCAATGCAACTAGCCTTGTAACAATTCCACATGATAGAACCCATGTTGTTTGTAACAGTAAAGGTATTCTTTGTGTTACATACGGGACATGTCATACGTTTAGTTTCACCATTAACAAGTGATAGATCACTTATAATATTATGTATATTCATACTACATCACTTTCTATGTTGTTCGTTCCACTCAAGGATACAGATACATTTCTCTGTGTCAAGGCATTATTTGCACTTGTGTACGAATGTTTTAGGTAAGGCTTAACAGATGAGATATTATTGTGTCCTGTCACCGACATGATCTGGTTGATTGGTACACCTTCTTTGTCCATCTGTGTTACTCCTGTTCTACGTAAGTCCATAAGCCGTAGCTCTTCGGGTAGTTTAGCTAGTCGCATAACCCTTCGCCCTACCTTTGACAATCTCTCCATAGCATATGGATTGTATGTACCGTCAACAGGACGTGGGTGTGGTGCTACGTAAGTCTGAAACCCAAAGTCTTTCTTCTGTTCCTTGAGCATGTGCAGTAGACTATCAGATATAGGTAGGCTTACATCTGCCCTACGTTTACTCTGCTCCAGTTCAAGCACACCGTTATCAAAGTCTATGTTGTCCCACGTTAGGGTTCGCATATCACCCAGACGTTGACACCACTCGTATGCCATGTGAA